TCTGCGAGCTTTGTTTCTTGAGGATCGACGTTCAATCTGCTCTGGACGTGAGTGATAGTTCTGGTATTCCTTTGCATAGTTTCTTTCACCAAGTTCAATATCAGGTTTTCCTGTATCTGGGTTATAGATAAAAGTTTTGACCTTCAATCCCTTTTTCTCTAATTCTTTTTCTTTCTTATCTAGCTGCTTAACCAATTTTTGCAAATGGGGCGGCAAATCTTTTACACCTTCATTAATCTCATGCAACCATGCTTTATGAACCTTGCCATCCTCATCCATAAAGGATAGATAATTTGTGCCCTTGCGAACAATCTCACCGACAGCACCATTGGCTTCTACTATGTCTCCCACATTCCAAATCTTTCCTGTAAGATATGCATCACGCAATGTTTCAAAATCAGTCATATTTCCCATGTCTCGTTCTTCACGAACACCCATATGCTTGCGAACATCTCTATAGAGTTTCTTACCATCGGCAAATCCAGAAGGAACACCTTGCGAGAAAGAATCAAAATCTCCATCAGCAGCTGCTGCTCTCATCTTGGATGCAGACATACCTTCTACACCTTCTGAGTCGGGATCACGTTCTCCAGCAGATACAACATTAACAGAATCAAATTTAAATAATTGATTTCCCTTCTTATCTGGTGCATCATTATATCTGTTTAGAAGTGCAGAAAACTCTTTAACACGATCAGAGCCTGCAACCATAACCAAATTCTTATATCCCTCTTTATAAAGTTTTTCTGCAATCATAATAGCAGTTTTTGCATTATTATCTACAATGATATTTTTTGCATACTTTTTAAACATCTTTCTCATATATGCTGTTTTGATAGAATGTGGAAGAGGGTCTTTTTTAGGATTTTGTGTGAAGGAAGGATAAATGCGATATGGATTTGATCCAGCAACTGAAGCAGTTTTTTGAATCAATTTCTCATGTCCAGTTGTAGGTGGATTAAAACGACCAAAAGCGAATACAATAGTTTCCTTTGCTTCTACCAAATCTCTAAATTTACGCATTTTTATTTCTCTTGCATCTTTAGTTTTACTGAAGCTCTTGCTTTCTTCACTCTTTCCAGTTCAGTCTTTTTAAGTTTCATGAGAAGTTTCTTAGAAATCTTGTCTATCTTTGCACCATACTTCTGCATGATTTTATTGTCTGTAATAACTCGTTGTTGAAAAGACATACCACCATAGGTAGGATAAAACTTATCTCTAAATTTTTGGATGGTTTTCTTTCTTGCAAGAAGAGCTAACTTAGCAGGAGTCCGCATTCTTAATGCAGCACGCTTCTTTTTCATTTTGATGGCAGGGGATTTGGCCATCTTGGCCATGCGGCGAGCAAGTTTTTTTCGTTGCAAAACAGACGCAACAGCTTCATCGAATTCTTTAAAATCCTTCATTTGTCCCATGCCTTTATAGCAGTGAAGTTATTAAACGAGAACTCCATGCGGTCTACAAGTTTGACTGCTCCACCACTTGCTCTATCAATAGCAACATAACCTTCTGGGTTAGTCACCTTAAATCCATTTGCGGTCTTGATGAATGTATCAGTCAATCCCTTTATACTATTTAGTTTTTTGACGATTTGCATCTTAGCATCAACAAGTAGATTTTGAAATGTGATAATCTGTATTAAATTTTTTGTATACTTCTTTACTTCTCTTACATATTCCTTTTGAATATTTCTGTACTTATCCTTACCCTTTTCACTCTTTACCTTATCAATCTGTTTCTGCACAGAATCCCAAACCCATGCTTCATATCCTTTTGCATGTGACGTAGGATTTGTTATTTTCTCACCAGCACGAACCATACTATTATTATACGTCTTTAATGATGCACCGGCAAGGGCTCCCGTCATACTTGCCTGCAATCTTAGAAATGAATTTAATTGGCCTGCATGTATTTTTCTAAACGTAGTACCAACTTGTGATAGTATCGCAGTTACTTTTTCTGTCTCTGCTTCTGTAAATGTAGCTCTACCAGAAGTGTCTTTATATGTTGCATCATCCATCCAAACACTTGATGTTTTATTTAAACCAGATATATCAACACCAAAAGATGCCTTCATATCTTGTAATGCCTTACCAGTATAGGTGGTATGCCAGACAATACCAACCTTTGCTCTATTGATACTTGCACCTAATTTGCTATCAACAGGTGCGGCATATACGATGGTATTTGGTTGGAACGTATAGTATTTCGTTCCATCAATGGTATCTGTGGAAACATCGTCTGTAAACATAAGGTCGCCTTGAAGAACACCCGTGATACCTAGCTTGGAAAACTCTGCAAGTGCAACCTTAAATTTTCCAACAAGAGCACCTGACAGATCAGCGTCTATCTCTGCATCGTCTTATAGAGTTTAGGTGACACATTGAATACAGACTTTTTAGCCACAAAGAATTTTCCATCTTCGGGGTCTATACCAGCAAATATAGCAGGAGCTCCATCCCACTTTACCGTCATGTTTACAGAAGAACGACTTCCCCCTGCCATCATGTTTCTCAGGGAACGTAGGAAGTTAAGAGCAGCACGTCCACCATCAACACCATAGTTAATAATCTCATCTTCTAGATGCTCAAGGTGAAGGTTCTTGCCACCTTTGTCTTCTGTTAGTTCTCTAAAACTTATCATTATGACCTACCTGTAGCCTTATTCGCAACATCTCTCACATGTGCTTCCATCTTCTGTGCATTAGTAATTTCAACAGGCAATTTTGTAATCGATATATTAGATTTAAACTCTTTAGCATCACCAGGCATCATTTCATCTGAATCTTCAATTATCCAAACCTTTTTGATTTCAAAATCATCTGTTACAATCTCATCCCAGTTATCATCAGTTTTGCGGCGTTGCATATAACGAGTCAATGTATCTTGAACCTGTTTGGAATTTTGTTTGAACACTTTTTCTACACCATCCAAATAATCCTTTATAAGAGATTGCATTATTTTACCAGCAGTTTTTACTTTAGAATTTTTATATGTCCCATACATGTACATCCATTTTGCAAAATCATCTTTACCCTTTGGTTCATCTCCATCAAATGACTTTCCATATTTTTTGATTAATACTTTCAATAGTATTTCAAGTCCTTTTTGCATTTTCTTTACATCATCTGAACCCCACGGGCCTCTGAACCAATTGAAAGCAAGCATCCTTCTACCAGATGATTCGGGAATAGACATAAGGTCTTCTTTGGCTGCTGCAAGAATATTCCCATCCACTTCAACGACAAGACCACTACCACCTTGAATGCCTCTATAAATCGGTTGTCTATCCATATTTGTAAATGCAGATATGGAACGCCTTGAGTTTTGTATTTCATACAACTGATCAAAATTAGACATTCTTGTTACATGAAAAACTGTTGCTCTAACTTCTTTAGGGAATATTCTTCTAAACATGGAACCAGATAGAGGCAACCACATACTATTAGCTGACGACCCGGGACCACCTCTTACCCAGGAAGTATCGGACATATCTGACCCGCCCATTGCATGAGTAAAAATAAGTTCTGATAAACTTAATGAATGCGTAGGTGCAAAATCTAATCCCTCGTATAGCTCTTTAAAGGTTTTCATTACTACCAACCACCTTTAAACGAATAACCTTCACCTCTGACAGCAATTTTTTTATTCAGCAAATTCAAAGCAATGTCCAAACCACTCAACAATACTGCTTTAATTTTATTCCACACCTTTTGGAGAAATATCATGATCCATTTTGTAACTACTCTCATTGCTTGTCCTATGAATTTTTTACCCCTAGAAAACAGTCCTTCACTAAGAAGTTGTTGATCTGTTTCTTGCATAGATTCTTCAATCATCTGTTCCAGATCATAGTTTTCTTTATAGATACCTTTAAGAGCAGTCCATGCTCGACCACCAGTACCAGAACTTTTAAATGAGATGTTAAACGTGGTAGAATTAGTATACTTAGTTACCACAGAATCTTTAATCGCAGTGAATTCACTATTACCTTGAGGATCAAATTTCATCATGTGAGTA